GGAGGTTCCCGAATCTGCACGGACTCTATTAGAATCAAATGTTAAGGATGAGGTCAAACATGACCTTGCCCTTAGCTATATCACGAACGCTATAGGCGTTGATGAAAAAGCAGAATATGAAGCTCTCAAGTTACGTGATGCTTGGGAAGCTCACCCTGACCACACTATATTAAAAGCATTGGTAGCGGAACGTGCTATTTTCTTTGTTATTTTGCCTTTCTTTAGGTTTTGTGGCGATCCTGGTCTCAGAACAGTATCAGCTGATATTTCCAGAGATGAACAAATACACGTGGCTTGTAACAGTCTCGTCTGTTCTGCTATGGGTCTACGCCCTAGTAATTCTTTGGACAAACTTAGGAAGGCCACGATTAATTGGATATTCCAGCCTCTAGGTATAAATACTACCGATAAATATTTGGACAAAAATTTTTGGCTGGATTCATCAGACCGATTAATGTATGAGGGAAAAGCACCTCAACTTTCTGCCACCAAATCAGCCCGTATGCCAGCCTTTTTTGAACATGCAAACACCAATCTACCCCAATACGCTTAAGGTTTATTCCGAGAAGCTTGATGGATTACTAGCTGACCTTGAGGATAAATTCTCTTGGCAGCCAGTCCATCCTAAAGAAGACCTTTCATCCATCATGTACCGTGCAGGTCAACAAAGTGTGGTACAATATGTTAAACAACAATTAGAAGACGAATAAAATGTGTTTAAGAATTGGAGGTGGAGGCGGCGGACCTATGCCTGTCCCACAACCCATACAACCACGACTAGCTAATGATAGGGTAGCTAAAGCAGAACCATTACCTGATGATAAAGATCTACTAGATCCAGATGAGGTAGCTGATGTTAGCTTTGGTAAAAATAAAAAACCTGAAACTACAGCTACTAGAAAGACAGGAACACAAGCATTAAAGATACCTGTTAATGTAACTAGTCAAGGGAGTAACATAAATGTATAAGGCAAGAGAAAGATATTCTAAATTAGCTACTGATAGATCTCCATTCTTGGAAACAGCTGTAGAATGTTCTGAACTTACCTTACCTTACCTAGTAATAGATGACTTAACTCAACGTCGTGGTGGTAAACAAAACCTAAGACAACCTTGGCAATCCGTTGGAGCTAAGGCAGTAGTTACGTTAGCAGCTAAATTAATGTTAGCAATTCTACCACCACAGACTAGCTTTTTCAAACTACAAGTCAGAGATGATAAGTTAGGAGAAGAATTAGATCCAACAATGAGATCTGAATTAGATCTTTCTTTCTCTAAGATGGAAAGAATGATTATGGATTATGTTGCTGCATCTAATGATAGAGTAGTAGTTCATCAAGCATTAAAACATCTAATCGTATCAGGTAATGCCCTTATATTTATGGGTAAAGATGGGTTAAAACATTTCCCACTACAAAGATACGTAGTTAATAGAGATGGTAATGGTAATGTAATTGAGATAGTAACTAAAGAATTAATTAGTCGTAAGGTATTAGGTATTGAGCTGCCAGTACCAGTCCCTAACTCCCCAGGAGATGATGGACATCAGACAGGCTCAGAAGATGACGACGTTGAAGTGTACACTTGCGTTAAACTAGATGAAAGAAGTGGTCGTTGGGTTTGGCATCAGGAAGCAGAAGACATTGTACTTCCTAATAGCCGTAGCACAGCACCAAAATCTGCTTCACCTTGGTTAGTTCTTCGCTTTAATACAGTCGATGGAGAGGACTACGGACGTGGTAGAGTTGAAGAGTTCTTAGGAGACCTACGCTCACTTGATGGCCTATCACAGGCTCTTGTAGAGGGTGCTAGTGTAGCTTCTAAAGTTATATTCCTTGTGTCTCCTTCAGCTACTACTAAACCACAGACCTTATCTAAGGCTGGTAATGGTGCTATCATTCAAGGTAGACCAGAAGATGTAGGTGTAGTACAGGTAGGTAAAACTGCTGACTTCGCTACAGCTGCACAGTTAGCACAACAAATAGAAAAAAGAATACTAGAAGCATTCCTTGTAATGAATGTTAGAGATGCTGAAAGAGTAACAGCAGAAGAAGTTAGGATGACTCAACTAGAACTTGAACAAAGTCTAGGTGGTCTCTTCTCACTACTTACTGTAGAGTTCCTCATACCATATCTCAATAGAATACTCCTTGTATTACAAAGAAGTAATGAAATACCTAAGCTACCTAAAGATTTAGTTAGACCTAAGATAGTAGCTGGTGTTAATGCATTAGGTAGAGGACAAGATAGAGAAAGTTTAACTCAATTTATCACTACTATTACTCAGACATTAGGACCAGAAGCTTTATTAAAGTTCATAGATCCTAGTGAAGCTATCAAGAGATTAGCTGCAGCTCAAGGTATTGATGTATTAAATCTTGTAAACACTCCTCAACAATTACAGCAGAATTTACAAGAACAACAGATGCAATATGCTAATAGGTCTCTAACAGATCAAGCAGGTCAACTAGCATCTACACCACTCATGGATGCATCTAAAGATCCTGACGCTAAGGGTCGTATTGATGCACTAAGTCAAGCAATTCAACCACCACAATAATTATGGCAGAAACATTAACATACGATCCTGGTACTGATGAAGTAACTAACACTGAAAACCTATCTCAAGAGGAGCAAGAATCTCTTAAGGTAGGTGAAGAGTTAGTTGAACAACAAGAGCAGTTACTAGCAGGTAAGTATAAAGACGCAGAAGAATTAGAAAGAGCTTATGTTGAACTTCAAAAAAAGCTTGGAGAAAAAGGTACTGAAGATAGCGAGGAAGCTGGGGACACCGAATCTTCTGACAGAGAAACAGATAATAAAGAAGAGGAAGAAACTGAAGAAGTATCTCCAGCAACTGAATTAATTACATCAGCTTCAGAAGAGTTTGAGAAGTCAGGTGAGTTAACTCCTGAGACTATGGCTAAGTTCTCTGAGATGAGTAGTAAAGATTTAGTTGAAGCTTACATGCAGATGCAAGGTGATATCTCACAAGATAGTACTGAAGAAGTAGCTGATCTATCTGATGCTAACATTAATCAGATAAAGAATTATGCTGGTGGAGAACAAGCCTATAGTGATATTGTTAACTGGGCTAGTGAAAACTTAGACCAACAATCTAGAGAAGCATTCGATAGCATAGTTAATACTGGTAGTGTTGATGCTATAAAGTTAGCTGTATCTGGATTGAAGAGCCAGTATGAAGCAGCTAATGGTTATGAAGGTACTCTATACTCTGGTAAAGCACCAAGAGAAGGTAGAGATGTCTTTAGAAGTCAAGCTGAATTAGTACAGGCTATGAACGATCCTAGATATGATAGAGATCCAGCCTATAGACAAGATGTAATTAATAAATTAGATAGATCTGATAACTTACAATTCTAATTATGGCAGGAATGTATTATAACCCCTCAAATAGAGTGGATACTTTCCATGTTGAATACATGGTAAACACTACAGGTGATAGATGGTTTATCCCTGGCGTTAAAGGAGCAGGTGTAAGTGACCTGACACAATGTGATAAACTTGTAGGAGATACCGCTGATGGTACACCTGCAGCTAGTGAAACGGTGGCTTAATTATGACTAAAAAGAACAAGAAGAAAAAAAGGGATAACCTTTTAATAAGAACTGCTAAAGGAGTAGGTAATTGGCTTAATGAAGAGAGTGCAGCTGCTAGAGAGGATGGTGCTACAGTAAGGAAACTGAAAAAGAATCCTAAGTATAAAGTTAATAGGTAAGTATCATGGCAGCAAATAACATTAGAAAATTCAAACGTTTCAAAGATGACGATGTTTATGGTATAGTTGCTAAAGGGAAGAAGAAATCTACAAAGAAAACAACTAATAGATCTAAGTTAGCTTCTACTAAAGGTGCTAATAATATCAGAAGATTCAAAGATTCAGATCATGAAACTTACTACACTGGTACATTTAGATTAGGTGATGATGGTAAACTTATACCTGTTATGGGTATAAAAAAAGCTAAAGCTAATAATATTAGACGTTTAAAAGATTCTGGACATCAAACAGTTATAGACGATAACGATCCAAAAAGATTAAAGATTATTAAACAGTTTAGACCTAGAGCATAGGTGTATCGTGGCGACCTGAACTTTCATCCTCGCCCATTAACTTACAATTATTTTAATGAACGATACAGAAGTAATCGCACTTCAAGCACCTATTGAATACACTATGAACGACAACGCAGAATTACAAAATGGCCGTTGGGCTATGGTTGGCATCATGGCTGCTCTTGGAGCGTACGCCACGACTGGACAAATCATCCCTGGTATATTTTAAATGAAAAAAATCTCACTCGCTATTGCAGCGTCTTTATTCTCAGCTCCAGTATTAGCTGGACCTTATGTTAACGTAGAAACAAACGCTAACTACACTGGCTCTGATTTTACATCAAGAGCAACTGACCTACACGTAGGTTATGAAAACAATCTTAGCAATCTTGCATACTATATCCAAGGCGGTAAGACAATTAATGCTGTTGATGGCATTGATTCAGAGTCTAATTTCTCTGGGAAGCTTGGTGGTTCTGTCTCTGCTACAGATAAACTTGGCCTCTATGGCGAAGTATCTTTCGCACAAGTGGAAGATGCTGATAACAACTTCGGTACCAAACTAGGTGCTAAATTCTCTTTTTAATTAAATGACTACAGCCACACTAACAAAACCAAATACCAATTGGGAGCGTTTATGTGACTGGGTTACGAGCACTGATAACCGCCTCTACGTGGGGTGGTTTGGTGTGCTTATGATCCCTGCACTCTTAACTGCTACAACAGCTTTTATAGTAGCTTTCATAGCTGCTCCACCTGTTGACATAGATGGTA